ACGGTCCAGAATCAACTTTTAGCGATTAACCCGACCATTTTATCAAGCTAAAAGCTAACATTGATTCCAGACCATTACAGGGCGTTACAGCCCCATATCACTTACGCTGTTTCTTGTCAGCCTTAGCAGTTCCGATATATCCCCATGAACGATTCCATCCGCACCCATGAATTATATCTTCCATATCCTTCACGGACAGGCCGACCGGATGAATAAACATCGGGATACCATTGCGCTCCTCAATCTGCTGACCTAAAGAGCGAATATTAGCGATCACTTCATCAATGTCAGGCATCTATGTCACCCTCTTTCGCTTCGTTAAAGCAGACGATTGTCCGTTTGTCCTCGACCAGTTTTCTTACCTTGGGGGTAGACCCGAAAACCTTCTTCGCAAGAGCGGTACAAAAGGCAGTGTAAGGGTCAGCAATGTCTCCAACTGCCAGAGTGACCGTAGTGGCCTTGCCATCACCCCAATAAACCTTAGTACGTACCGGCTCGCCAGGCCGAAACTCCGTGACAATGTTTGCGACACGGATATTGCCAGGTGTTGCCGAAAGCAGTTCATTAGCTTCTTTGAGCCGCCTGTTATCATCGGTAAGTACACTAACCGTAGTAGAGAGAGTGTCGTTGGACCGCTTCAAACTCTCAATCTTCTTGTTGGCTGCATCCAACTGCTCCTTAACATTGGCAAGCTCGTTCTCAGTTTCGCACAGTTTGTCGTTAGCTTTGGCCTCGGACCTCTTGTACGCCTCCGTCAGCGATTCAAGGTATTCTATCTGTTCACCAAGGACATACTTTTCCAGGGTGAGGTCTGCAATACAGTCACTTATCGTCCCTCGTGGCACATTTGCTCTGTCAAACTTCTCCATTCCTACCTCCTCTCTTATCAACACCTGCATAGAGGCGATTTTTATAACGATTCATCGAAAAAACTTAATTGTCCTTCACACTGGTAGTCTGGCGTTAATCCCTTCCTGGAATTGAAAATCTTCATCATTGCAGGACCGGTATAGGGCTTATTGAACATACCGCAGGCATCATATCCGCATTTCCAATCGGTTGATTCTGCGTTGCTTATGCCATAAACCCGGCACTTACGATATGTCCTGTCATGATGCTCAATCCGCAGAAGATTAGCGCAGTCACGACATTTATTCGGAGGACTTTCGCCAAACTCGCTGTGCATACGGATTATTTTGCGGTCAGGGCTTACCATCACCCCTCCACCGGCTCACTGATAAGCCAGTAACGTTTCCAGTGCTTAGACCTGTCCTCACTCCACACCAACTCGCTCCCGAAGATGTAACCTGATTCTCTCAAGTCCGACAATCTTCTCTGCAAGCTGATGATACCCAGGTCCTTGATTGCATCGAGAGAGGTAATGAAGCGATGCTTTCTCAGATAGTCGATGATCCGTTTCGCCTGAGAGGATGTGGATTCATTCTTAATCGGTCCGGTCATGTGTCCTCCTTTCAAAATAATGACATTACGTACCTCTAAAACTTAAAGTTACAGGGCCAATCTCTGTTGTTCGTACTCAGGAGCAATCAACATTTCGGAAACCGCTCTTTTGTAGAACTCTTTATTGATTTCAAACCCATAGAAATTGCGTCCGGTTTCGATGCAAGCCCTCCCTGTAGTGCCGGACCCGAAGCAAGGATCAATCACAACGTCACCAAGGTCGGTGCAAATCTCAATCAGCTTCTTCAAGACTTTGACGGGCTTTTGAGTGGGATGAATCTTCGGAATGTCTTTTCCGTCTCTTTCATACTCCATCCGGTCGAGAATCATGTGACCGGTTCCACGGATAGGCTTTCCGCCTTCATCATACTGTGCGCCGTTCCTGAACTTCGGCAGATACCCACGATAGAAAAGCAATGCCCTCTCAGTCGCACCGACAATCCGCATATTCGCCTTTAACGCCTGTGGACTTGACTTCTTCACGAACGTGAGCGGTATATAGTGGATAAACCCATGCTTCTCAGCAGCTTTGATAAGCGTCTCCTGCTGTTGGAATGAACAGAAAACGATCATGCAAGGCGCATCAGATGACCTTCCTCTCGGCCCTCCGCTTTTCGGCTCCTTCCTCATGAGTTGCGAACAGAAGTGGAAGTATTCATAAAGATTGAAATTGAAGTCGGACGCAAATGCAGCTTTCCCCGCCAACTTGCTCTCGCCATTCTTGTTATCGCCACCCTTATACCAGACCGGGTTACTGCCGTAAAAATTCGTGCCTACGTTATATGGAACATCGGCAATTATGAGCTGTGCCTTCTGAATCGGATATTTCTTCCAATTCTGCATAGAATCGTTGAAGGCTTCACACTTTAGCTTTTTTTCGTGTCTCTCCATCATTCTTCACCCATCAGTTAAACGGCAACTCATCTTCTGCGATTCCGTCCGGGATGTTCATGAAGTCATCCTGTCTTGTCTGAGACTGCTGGTGAGAACGTCCCTGATTGTTGCTCTGCTGACCCTGATTGTTAGCCTGAGATGCAGCACGGCTTTCAGCGAACTCGATGCTATCAATGTAGAACCTGTCACGGTAGACCATCTGACCATCCTTGCCCTGGTAATTGTCGTTCTGCAAATGAGCCTGGACAACTACCTTCGAGCCTTTGTGCAAATACTTCTCGATGAACTCAGCGGTCTTGCCAAAAGCTACAAAGCCATTGAAGAAATCAGCATCGGCCTGTCCTTCACGCTTGAATCTTTTGTCTACCGCAAGCGAGAAGGTAGCAAATGCCTTACCATCCTGCGAGTAGCGAACTTCCGGGTCCCTTGTCAAACGTCCCATCATAATTACGATATTCATTGCTTAAACCTCACATTTCTGTCCGGGAACTGCGATTCTGCAATCAATCCCGGAAAAATTATTAACAAGTTCCGCAAAAACTTCATCCGGCTCAGTAGCTTCACTTGACAGGTGGCAGGCAACTATCCGTCTCAGCTTTGGTGTCTGATTGGCCTTAATGAAGTCGATAGCCGTGTCAAGGCTCATGTGACCACCATAGACATGCCGCCTCTTGGTTTCTTCCTCGGTAACGTACTCTTCCTGATAATCAATACCGATAAGGATTGTGGAAGGAGCGTACCTCTTGAATGTCCACCGGCAGAACTGGCAGTCAGTCAGGTAGACCATGCAACCCATTTCCGGGTGGTGAATGAGGTATCCGTAAATCGGGCAAGGAGAACCATCGCCGTTTGTATGGACCCATTCATGTTCAGCACCATCCAGGGGAAAAGGTACTATCTGGTAGTCGCCAAACCTGACAGCCTTGTGGGAACCATCTTCCGAATAGGGCTTACAGACCGGGATTCCCATGCGCTCAAGATTAGTCACCGAAGCAGCATGATCCTTGTGGTGATGCGTGACGATACATCCTACAATGTTGGTTACATCCCAATCACAACCGGCCTTGATAGCCTTGATATTGATTCCGGCTTCAATCAGGAGCATCTTACCGTTGCCATCCTTGAGGATATGGAGATTACCGTCTGAGCCAGATGCGACCGTTTTGAGAATCATTCCTTCTCCTTCCGTCTACGTTCCATGCGTTTTCTGTTTTTATGGTCACGAATGACTGCGTAGACAAGAATTGCGAGGAAAAACACGATACACAGAGCAAGTCCGCCCCAAAATGGGCAAAGCACCCATACCCACGACCAGTTAATTACGCCTGCCAGTTTCAGGACGATGAATGCGACACCGAGTAATCCAGTAACGCCAACGCCGCCTGTTGTAGTTGAAGTTTCACGCTTGTTCAACGCTTACTGCCCTCCTTCTTAAGAATCCGTCTCTGCTCACGGTTCGGAGTTGCCCCCTTCCTCAGTGAGTAACTCGTGTTCGTGATTTCCGTCCTCACCTTCCGGCTCCGCTTCAACATGATTTCCCTGCGATTCATGCTTCTTTGCCACCTCCTCAATCGCTCCTACGACTACCGCTTTCCTTGTATCACTCATTTCCGATGCGTGAAGTTCTGCGAAGAACTCATTGGTAAACTCGCCAAGCTGAACAGCTATCTCTCTGAGTTTCACACCCTTCTCTACCGCAAGATGGTGAATGTCAGAATTTGTCAGCCGGTTAATCGGTTCATTCATACGCCATACCTCCCAGCTTCAAGATCAATCGCTTCATAAAGTGCCGCCAGTTCGCTCAAGAACGAATACTTGTCTTTCGTGCGTTCAAACTCGCCAAGCGCATTTTTGATAATCGTTCTGCGATATTCCTCATTTGCGAGAGCCGTATCGGTTGACATGAAGTTTGCCAACTTTGTAGCCCCCTGGGAATAGTCAGTCGCAGTGAACGCCCGGACCTTTTTGGGAACCTTCTCAACGATTGTCGGAGTAAATGTCTGAGGTTCCGTCTCTCCCTCGACAACCTCAACCCTCAAATGAGTAATTGCCATTCTCGCCTGCTCAAGCCTGTACTTTTCACCGGCAATCTCGTTGTTCCACTCAAAAAGTGCGTGTGTCGGGCTATCTTCTGCCCTTGAAGCATCAAGCAGCTTTTCTTTGGTAACGCTCCCGGTATCAGCCTCAATCTGCTCAAGCGTCTTGCCTACCGTATTAGCATCAACGCCGAAACCGCCGTAGCTCCATGAATAATTTTTCTTTAACTCAAAAACCAAATTATCACTCCTTTCGTCTTTTGGTGGTGGAGCCGATATTTAACCGGCCCCTTCGCACCTGCCTTGCTGCGACACGCCATATCTGAACCGAACATGCACTGCCCCGCCTACCAGACCGCACCTTAACTGCCCAACCGAGCCTTGTCTGACCCAGCCATAACGTACCAACCAGAACGAGCCTTGCCGAAACTGCCAAACCGGGTCCAACCGCAACGAGCCAAGCCCTGACCCGCCCTTCCTCGCCTCAACTGCCAATCCGGGCCATGCCGCACCTTGCCGGAACCTGCCAAGACAAACAATGCCCAACCAAAACTGCCATACCCAATCCTGACCAGACAAACCCTGTCCCGCCCATCCAAGCCCAAACTGCCTTGCCGCGCCCTACCGGACCTCACCCGGCCTCACCTCGACTGCCACGCCTTGTCATACCATAACTGCCAAGTTCACTCTGCGTAAGCTACCTCAAACATTCCGTTGTGACCGTCCTTTTCGGGCCTCCACTCTCCGATGCCCACTGCATAACCACCGGCATTAAGGCAGTTGATAATCTGTTCCAGGGTCACATCACCAGAGGCGTTGTACTCAATCTCAATGTCAGAGTACCAGCCCTTGAACTCTCCACGATAGCGAAGGTCTGTACCGCCCATGCCGACAGTGACCATATCTTCTCTCATTTCCGGGATACCACCACGAATCTCAATGTACTCGCTGTTCACTGATCCATCGCTCATTACGCCACGGACGAAGTATGCTCCGCGAAGTCCCATCTGGTTCTTGACCCATCCGAGCCGGTAAGCACCTGAGTTTGCTGCAATCTTGATGGAGTTTGCCGGGAAACCGAACCTTGCACCGTTCTGGATCGCTTCTCCGAACTTCTCAGCAAGTTCCTCGTCAGTGTCAGCGGTGGGCTTTTCCGTCAGCCAGTAAAGGGAATCAACGAAGTCCTCAAACGGCCTGCGGACCTCACGCTTGCTCTTTGTGCGAGTGGTTTTCTGCTGTGCTTCGAGCATCATGCGCTTTGCCTTTTCGCTCCACGCATGGATAATGAGCGGCGAAGTGCCGATAATGCGTACTCTTGCGTACTTCTTCCGAATCGGTACGATATTGATTGCTTCATCCTTCTTCGTAGTTGCCATCTTTGTTCTCCTTTAGTTTAATTTGGTCATTTTACTCGTTAATCTTGTCATTTCTCGCCGCAATGACTATAAAGCCGATGTTGGCGATAATCAGCAGTGCCAACACAGCAATCACAATCAGAGCAATCTTTCCATCATCCATTAGAACTCCCTCTTCGGACCACCACGCCGGTGAGCATTACGGACGCAGGATTCTATCTCGCTGTCCTTTTTCTTGCAATAATCGGCCTTCTTAGCGTTGATAACAGCGTTGTAAATGAGGAAGGCTTTGTAGGTCTTACAGCCTTTATGACAGCCAAGTGTTCTCTTCGTGCAACCCTTGCACCCGGTACAACCATCAGCCATTTGCTTCACCCTCGCTCACAATCTGCGACAAATAAAAAGTCTTTCGCCCCATGCCGTAGCGATCAACCAGTATCTTTAGCGTATCCTCGGCATCTTCCTCTTTTGTGAACTCGGCAATCGCTGTCGGGTCATCAGTTAAAGGATTAGCCCCCAGGGGATAGAGGACTATATCATAACTGACTTCGGCCCTCCATCCCACCTTCTTCTCTATTCCGAGCATCACCTGTTCAAGAGGGAAAACTGTCTTTCCGTCTTGGGATACTACAATCATTGCGCTACCTCACTCTGCGAAGGGATTGTCAGCGTTTACTTCATCAGCAGTCGGGACCTCGTTGAACTCAGCGTCAGTGAACTCGGAGGTATTCGCTCCGGTCTCAATCGCTTCATGCGCTTCTTCAACCACATCCACCTGGTTATCCACATAAGTCACGGAACCATCGTCATTGATAACGCCCATGTCGGCCTCAATCGCTCTCTGCATCTGCTGATTCTTGACACTC